CCTATTATGTTATTAGGGTAACATACTATTCTTGAAAAAAAGCCTTTACCCCTGTAATTTATTACTATTTCTTTAGCTGTTTCTTCATTTCTTGTTTCCATGCTTTTTAATCCCTTTCTGTCAACAAATTCGTGATGAACGTATCCTAAAGAGTCATTTTTTATTTGTTGTTCATTTGTTGGGTACTGATAATTATGCCCTATCCTTTCTTCCAACATTCTTTTGTATTGATATTGTTTTAAATCCATAGCTTATTTTTTAAGGGGTTTTTACACCCCGTTTTATTTAGTAACCTGCGTTTTTATTTATAAATAAATTGTTTTCTTTGTTTAATTTACGAATGTAAGAATACAAATCTTTTTTACTATATGCTGTAAGATCAGCACCGTTATAATCTTCTGAAAAGTTATGTCCCATGTCATCATGTCCGTTTAATTTAACTCCTGCGATTTTAGTTATTTGAGCAGTCCATAAAAACATTCCCTCTTGTGGCTCATATTCATAAGATGTATAACTTACTTCAACTCCGTTTAGTGTGATTTTCATAACGTTTGTTTTAATTACACCACAAATATAAGACTAACATACTGTTTACAAATCATACTTAACAAAACTTTAACAGTTATAAAACGTATCTATTATTATACGGCTGTAAAAACGATTTACTATATTTTTTTTTATTATTTTTGTAGTTATGGCCGCAACGATTAAAGCACCCGTTATTTTTACCGCAAATGATAGGTTGAGTCCTACTTTGAGACGAATGAGTGCCAACGTGCATGGCTTCGCTTCTAAGGCGTCTGTGGGAATTGCGAGGGTAGAACATCGCTTTAATAGATTACTGAGTCCTATTAAAAGGGCTCAAGCTCAGTTGGGTCAATTTGGATTGCTTGCTGGAGGGTTTTTAGCTTTTGCAGTTTTTCAAGGGATTACAGATTTTGAACAGGGTTTGGTTGGGGTGGGTAAAACCACAGGAGCCAGCGGTCAGGAACTAAAGCAATTAGGAGCGGATTTTATAGATTTGTCAGATAGTATGCGGGGGGTTTCAACCGAGTCACTTTTGGAGATAGGTCAAACTGCTGGGCAATTAGGCGTTCAAGGATCGGAAAATATTTTAAAATTTTCTGGCACAATGGCCAAACTAGGCAAAGCATCCGATTTGTCAGGAGAGGAGGGCGCTTCTAGCATTGCCAGACTATTAACCATTACAGGAGAAGGCGTTGGAATAGTGGATCAGTTTGCATCTGCCATCGTTGGTCTTGGTAACAATTCAGCCGCTACGGAATCAGAGATTTTAAGCGTGGCTAGTGAGGTTGCTCGAGGAACAGCTGCTTATGGCTTGCAAGCCAAAGAAATACTAGGACTATCAACAGCCTTAAAGTCTTTAGACGTGCGTCCAGAAGCCGCTGGTACTGCCGTTGCAAAAGTATTTAGAGGGATTGAAATGGCTACTTTAAGCGGAGGTTCAGAGCTGGAGGCTTACGCTAAAATAATGGGCAAAACTTCTAAACAGGTTGTTGAAGATTTTGGAAAAAGTCCTCAGCAAGCTTTTACTAACTTTGTAGGCGGATTAAGCAGAATTTCAAAAGAAGGTGGCTCCGTTGCTCAAGCCTTAGATCAAGCGGGCTTAAAAGGAGAAACCGTATCAAAAGGAATAGTCCCGTTGGCTACAAATTTTGAATTGCTTCAAGACAAAATGGCTCTTTCCGCTTCTGAGTTTGAAAAAAACACAGCGTTAAATAACGAATATAACGCATCTACAAAAACAGTTAATACAGCGATTGCTGATGTTGCTAAATCATTTACTAATTTAACTTTAAAAACCGCAACCTCTGGAAGTGGCTTAGACACTTTACAAACTGCTTTGTTCTTTGTTTCTGATAACATGGAAACATTAGTTGTTGTTGCTGTAAGTTTAGCGGCTATAATGTTGGTGACTAAAGGGGCTATTATAGCCTCTAAAATCGCATTATTCGGTTATAATGTTGTAATGGGGGTTAATAGCGCAATTACCCAAACAAACAAAAGGGCGTTAATATCTAATGCGGTAGCTCAAGGCGCTTATAGGGTAGCTATGTTTTTAAGCACCGCAGCCACTTATATCGCTAACTCCGCTTTCGTTGCTCTAGCGATATCTGTTATAGCGGCCACATGGCCGATACTAGCAATCATTGCTGCTGTTTTAGCTGTGGTGTATATATTCCTTTACTGGGATGAAATAGTCGCCTTTTTCGGTCAACAATTTATTAAGTTTACAGGAGTCCTAAAAACTTCATGGGACGCAATTACTAAGTTTTTTCAAGAATTTGACTTCTTAGACTTTTTTAAAGGAATTGGAAACGCGTTAATTACTTATATGCTGCTGCCATTAAAAGGATTGCTGTTTCTTTTATCTGAACTGCCTGGAAAGGTAGGAGATTTGGCTGGCATTGGTTTGGAAAAGCTTAATGAAATGGAAGCCAATTTTAATTTTGATAGAACGGGAGACGAAAGCGGTGTTTTACCTAGCAGCGGGCAAGCAGCAAGTCAACAAACTACCGAAACGATCAGAGACAGCAGCGTTAGAATAGATGTGAGAGATAAAGGCGGAAACGTTGAGAAAGTATCTCAAGATGGAAATTCAATACCTATAAACATGCAGAATACGGTCGGGATTTTAGAGTATGGCGGTTAATTAATTAAAATATAAAGCAATGTCAACAAAAGATATAAATTTATTCGAGAGCGGATCTGGAGGTGAAATGAGGATTTTAAACTCCGATCTTTTGCTTTCGGAAACTATTTACCAAACTATTTACTTGGCTCTTTACGGCGGCAATGTCGAACAAAATACTACAAGCGAAGAAAATTCATCCGAAGAAAACTTTGACTATTGGGGCAATCAACTTTTTTACTCTAACGATCCAGACAAATGGTTTAATTCGCAAACTGAGAGAACTTTATCAACCGTTGCACTAAATGGGGAGGGTATAAAATTAATCGAGGATGCGGTTAATGCGGATTTGCAATTCCTTAACAATGTAGTTAATTTTACAGTTGAGGTAAATATTGCAGCAAATAACAAAGCCGAAATAATAATAGCAATATCAGAGTTTCAAAACCAAGCAGATAGGCAATTAAAAATGGTTTGGGAAAATTCCAGAAATGAATTAGTAATTCAAGAAATAATATGAAAACGATAATAGGATTAAAAGAGCAGATATCTAACGATTTAAGAAATCGATTAAATTTGTCTGATGATAAGCTTAAGAAAACGTTAGACGCTTTTTCGGGTGTTTTAGCCGCTCAATTTAAACTTGCCTACTTAGGGCTTGAAGATGCTCAAAGAAATTTATATCCAGATACGGCGGACACTTTTGAGAACGGCGGATCTCTTAATCGTTTAGGACGTATTTATTTAAATCGAGATATAAGGCCAGCAACATCGGCAATTTATAGAGTAGATGTAACGGGTGTAGAGGATAGCGTTTTACGAAGCGGATTGACTTTTAAATCGAATGAGGACTCCGAAAATGCTGGCAAACTTTACATTTTAGAAAATGAATATACGTTAACCGGCACGGATGATTTAATCACGATTAGATCCATTGGTGGCGGTTTAGATTATTTTCAAGATGATTTAAATAATTTGACGATTACCGAACCAGTTATTGGCGTTGACAAAACCGTGGTAATTAACAAAGGAGCTGGCGGGTCAATTATGCAGGAGCCAGTCAGTGCAGAAACAACTCAAGAATTTAGAAATGCCATATTAAACGCTATTCAGCTAGAGCCACAAGGTGGATCAAAAGCTGACTATCGGATTTGGTCTTCGGATCCAGCTGGAGTTCGCTTTGACTAACCTTATATAAAGGACTCTGACGGCGGAACCGTTCAAATATTTGTGGAGTCATCTGGAAGTGGAGGTGTTCCAACTCAAAGCATTTTAGACGATGTTGAGGAGGTTGTTAATTTTGATCCAGATCAAACCAGACCTTTGCAAGAAAGATCGAGGCGTCCAATACAGGCTAATTTAGAAGTTTTGCCAGTTGATCCTGTAGGCGTTGAGGTAAATATAATTGGTTTAGTTGATAGCAGCACCGAGATTAGAAATGCAATAGAAGTTAATTTAATTTCATTTTTGAGAAGCATTAGACCCTTTGTAGATGGCGCTGATTTGCTAAGAAATAAAAACGACATTCTATACACGGCAAAATTACAGGGAGTTGTTACCGATGTTTTAAGCGCGGATAACTTTTTCAATGATTTTAATATGTTGATTGATGGAGTGACCCAGACTAGTTTTATTTTCGCAAGGGAAAAAATACCAAATCTTATAAATGTAAACTACTTATGAGCAATGATAAAACGCAGCATGGGATTAATTCCCAATATGGATTAACCACTCCGCATAAGTACCCGTCAAGCTCAGTGCAAACTGATGACGATATAATAGACTTTGAGCTATCTAATTTGGTTGATCAACTATATCCGACGGGTAGAGCCTTTTACAAGCCAAAAGGAGGCACTTTTGATTTGTTACACGATGCAATTAATTTGAGTTTTTTACGATTTGTAAATGATTATAAAAATTTAATTGATGCAAGTATTCCAGATAATGAAAACTTCACAAAAGAAGACGCTTCATTTTTGGAATATAATTATGGGCTATCAGACAGAACAGGAAGTAACTTAGAATTTAGAAAAGCGGGGTTAAGAAGAAAAATAGGACATCCAAATAATATAAAGGCTAGACAATCAAAAAGTTTTATTGAAGACCAATTAAGACTTTCGGGCTTTGATGTTAGGGTCTTTGAAAATACACTTCCTTACAAAACGCCGTCAGAAGTTGCTGGGACTATTGTAGACACAACGGAGCATGGGGGAGACACGCAGCATGGTAACGGCACATTTCACGGGGGAGTAACTTCCCAAGTGATTGCAAATAAAATAGATGAAGATGAGTCCTACGGCGTTGGAGCTAATTTGTGGGCAAGCTTCTTTATATGCGGGCAAAATTTAGGAGAGAACGCTGTAATTCCAGAAATTAGAAGGCGTGAATTTCGGGAATTAGTATTAAAATTAAAGCCAGCCCATTTAGCTGCTTATATTTTTATTAACTTTACATGATAATAAAAAGAGTACAAAATCGTAAAATAGGCAGAATTAGCAACTCATAAAAAATTATAAAATGGCTAGAGATAAAGCAACGTTACAAAATATAGATAATTCAGATCCAGCAAATTATCTTAATGGTAGAATTAAAGACAACACAGGAGCGGGAGGCGGAACGCCTGTAAATGAAAGAGTTTACGGGGATTTTCATCAGCTAGTTGCAAAGCTTATGAACTTAGCTGGATTGGATTTTAACAACCTACCAGAAAACGAAACAAACGGGTATCAATTTATTGATTCGTTAAGAAGCTTAGCGACTAAGAATGATTTAATTTATGATTTAGGAAAATCTGGAAGCATTTTAACTTTGCCAGTTCGATTAGGACGAGTTGTTAACAGTGAAATAATAAGAGCAAAAGCGGGGTTTGATAAGGGAACTGAAGCTTCAATCAGAGGCACTTTAGATAACGCAAATAAAGCGGTTACTTACTTAGGCGATTTTAAGCAAGATGAATATGTAAGGCTGATTAATACAGCTTCGGGGGTTTTGATTATACGTGAGGTAGACGCCTTTAATTTAGGCACCGTAATAGATGAGCTTCTATATTTAAAAGCGGGTACACAAGCGCAAGAAAACGCTGGAACGATTAACACGGTAGCGACTACACCGTTAATAAACAAAACGGCATTTACAAAAAGAGTGATTGGATCTGATAGCGGTGATTATTTAGCAACCGCAGCAAGAAACGGACTTCTAACTGCTGCTCAGTTTGATATTATAGCAGGGATTGGATCGCCTGCATTAAGGAATAGAGGGCGTTTTGTTTTAGGAAATGTGGGAGGTTCTTCTGTTGGAACTAATTTCGTTTCAAATGGTGATATATCCGCAGTGGTTGCCGCCTCTCCTGGTAACATTACAGAGGTTGATGTGACTTTTTCTAATACAATGGACTCAACAATTTACAAAGTCGATGTAAGCGTTCAAAGCTTAGGAAATATGAATTTCGATAATGATATTAAACCGATACCTTTTAAGATAGTAAACACAACAAAAGTAAAGTTATACATTGAAAAAACGGGTAACGTTACAACAAATCTAGTCATTCACGTTGACGTAATACAATTATAAAATGAGAACAATAAGAGATTTACCAATCGCACAGGATGGAAATAACACGCTTTTTCCTGATGGTCAAATTAAAAATGAAACAGCCACGGAAGCGGGAACGCCAGTTGTCAGAGAAATCTACGGTGATGTTATAACTAACATTTATAAAATCATAAGAGATGCGGGCGTTGAGTTTACGGAAACGGAAGACAGCGAAAGCACTCAATATCAATTTTTAGACGCTTTAAAAGTATTTTCAAACGAAACAAACGACCTTTTACAAGTTTTATCAGTTGAGGGCACTGATGTTTCTATAAATGTTGATTTGGATAGTTTGCCGAATAATTATATTTTTATCGGTCAAGTTTCGGAACCTCTACTTTCTTCTACCACTTATGAATTAACAGGCACGGGAATTAATGCTTATTCTTTTAATCCAGAGTCTAATATCAATGCTAATTCTCAGGTTTTATTGATAATTAATAATTCGTCAGGAGTTAAATTAATAGACCTGTCAAAAGAAGTAGTTCAAAATACTATAAGCCTACCTTACAGCGGGGTTCTTAGTTACAATTCAACCGAAGAAACTTATTATTTATCCGATGGATTTATTTTAAAAAACACACCTCAAGCATATAACGTGCAGCAAGTCATTAGGGTAGATGAGGGCGACAACGACATATTAATTTATGACGCTTTAATTCATAAAGGAGTCTTAATTTGTATGGCAAAAACGCCTAGCGCAACGGTGTATGATATGTATATGTTTGATTTAAGCGATTTGAGCACAGTCGCTAATAAGCAAACATTAACACAGCAGTCATCGACTGATCACGCACCTTATCTATTCGCTGACCAAAAAGAGGTGTATATTAGCAATTTAGGAAATAATGACGCTGATGATTTTAAATTAAGAGGTTATGTATTTACCGCCGCTACCTTTGTTTTTAATCAAAGTTCTGACATTACTCTTAATTCTGATTTTCAAAAATCAACAAACTATTTTATCAAAAACTCTAAATTTTACACTTTTATAAATGGTGATATATATAGCTATCCTTTTACGGGCGGAACTAGAAATTTTGAGAATTTTTTAAATAATACAAACGGTCAAGTATTTACACAAGAGGCTAAAATCTACTTTAAAAGTGGATTTATTGGCAATCTGTGGAATATATAAATTAAAAAGTGCAAGCCTAAAAAACACAAAATAGCATGCTAAAACTAGATGCCGATAGCGTTATTAAATTAACTGTAAAGCTTGAAAAACTTCATAAATCGGCTCTTCCTAGTGCGGTTAGAAATACGCTCAACAATGCCGCTTTTGAAACTAAAAAAGAGATTCCAATACAGGGTGCAAAACGTTTTATTACTAGGAGCAAATCTTTTTTAAAAGCGTTTAGCACGGTTGATAAAGCTAGCGGATTTAAAATTGACTCAATGGTTTCTATGGCTGGAATAGATTCTAAAAAAGGAGCTGATACTGCCAACGAATTAGAAAAGCAAGAGTTCGGAGGTAATTTAGATACAGGGCGTTTAGTGCCTCATGATGATGCTAGAGTATCAAAAAGTAAAGGGCGACGCTTACAGAGAAAAAACCGTTTGAATACCATAGAAGCTCACAACGCTGGAAGAGCTTTTAAATCGCACACAGGTACACGAAACTCTAAATTTGTGGCTGCTGTAATGTCAACCGCAGCTAGTGGAAAGAAATACATGCTTTTAGGTAGTTCGGGAACGGGTACTTTATATGAATTAAGCGGAGTTAAAAGAAGCACAAATGCTCAAGGTCCCAGATTTAAGCTTAAAAAGTTATTTATATTAAAAAAATCAGATAATGCAAATGTAAATGGTAGAGGATTTATAAGAGCGGCAAAGACGAAAGCTTCTAAATCAATTAATATATTTTACAAGAAAAACGCAGAATATCAACTAAATAAACATTGGAAATAATGAGCTGGAAGGAAAATCTTGACAATATAAAATTTACCATAAAAACAGGCGATGGATCTGTATATTATCCGCTTTGGCGAGATAGTGTAAAATCAACAAAGCTAAATTTTGCAAAGTATGATTTTATAAATGTTCGTGGATCTTTTATTGATCGAAAAGAGTCTGAGTCTGGTTCATTTCCGTTAAATTTTTATTTTACCGGAGAGGACAATCTTGATCAAGCCAAAGCTTTTGAAGAAAGCGCAAAAGATAAGAGATTATGGACGGTTACGCACCCTTTTTACGGCACTTTAAGCGGTCACCCTACGAATAT